CCTTGCCACTTACAATCGGACCTGAACAATTCCCAGGAATTGTCGCACATGAATGATAACAATCATATGCCCTTCCTGCAGAAAAGGATGGTTCCATAGCTTTGACATCATCAAACCCATGGTGATAGGCTTCTTCTGCCTCACTCAAAGAACGAATTTTCAATCCATGCCACTGCACTGGTTTATTATTAAAATTAACTGGCGCTGGAACTCGACGCAAGTCTACTCCAATTTTCTCAGACTCTTTTTCCTCGAACTTCCATTCACAACCACCATGCAGTGGTGTTCCAACTTGAAAATCACGACATCGCTCTGTTTCTGCCACATTACTAAAAACATGATCAACAAAAACAATCCAATTTCGTCCTTTCCCATCCACACAAACGGTTCCATTCACAAAACCATATTTCGTTTCAATCTTAACCACACTCGGTGTCATAGACGTCTGACGACTCTTTCCAAACAACATCTCAAGCGAAGTCTTACTAACCTTCGCCTTTGCTGCTTGAAAACTAACTTCCGTCACTTTCCGCCTCAATGATTTTCTTTCAAAATTAAGAACCCGCATTTGTGCATCCACTTCAGTTTTTCGTTTGTCTTTGCGCGTGGACACAAAGTGGAAAAACTTCAACTGGTGCAATTCATCAGTATTCGAACACTGCTTCTTGTCCGACTGATACTTACACCGTGGTCGCCAATGAAAACATTGTTGATAATGCCCCACTGTTTCCTCATGCTGACCCTTAACACAAGGAGCCAACATACCAGCTTCTTCTTCTGGTTCACGCTGGATCTTTCCCTTTTTCATAACACTGTGAACATCACGATCATCATCCAATGAATCATCAGCATTTCGGGAATTACCACGCTTGTTGCGACCACCTCCAGACGGAATTTTATTGCCACGTCCTTTTGACTTACGTTTCTCCTGCACCTCTTTCTTCTTCTTCTCTGGTTGACGAATCAACCAATAAATTCCAAGGCCCAGAAACAACAAAACAACAATGCACAACAAAACCACCTTCCATGGTGATTCCGCCTGTATTTTCTTTTTAATTCGATCAGCACTTGCCACAGTGCCCTTCTCCATGCCCGTCCAGGTTTTTCTCAAACCATCCCAGGCATTTTCCCCTGCATGCTTCGCAGCATACGCAGCTGAATTAAAACCCACTACTGTCTTAGTAGTGGCATTACCTGCCACACCTGCCACAGCATTTTTAACACGCGTCCACAACTTCTGATTTAAAG